AAATAGCTTCTGTTGGAAACAATACAATAGCAAAGGTTAAAAAGATACAAGAAAAAGCACCTGACGAAATAAAGACGAAACTTTCAACTGGTGAAATAAGTATAAACGCTGCCTATAAAGAAATAAAGAAAGAAGAAAAGAAAGAAAATTTCTTAAAAAATAAAATAAAATTCAATACACCTATTTTAAAAAAAGAAACAAACCAAAATATAATACACGGTAATTGTTTAGATGTTTTGCCAACGTTAAGTAAAAATAGTTTTGATTTACTATTAACCGACCCACCTTATGGAATGGATTTTAAAAGTGGATGGAATAACAAATCTAAAATTAAAAACGATAAAATAGAAGATACAATTTTACTTTTTGATGAAGCTTTAAAACAAACCGTCGATTTATTAAAAGAAGATGCACACTTTTATATATTTGGAAATATTAATTTTTTAGAATTAATTAAACCAATAATAGAAAAACATTTAAATTTAAAAAATATATTAATTTGGGACAGGGGTGTTATTGGTATGGGTGATTTAAAAAGTTATGGTAATTCTTTTGATATAATTTATTTTGGATATAATAAAAAATACAAAGATTTAAACGGTAATAGGGATAGAGATATTTTAAATTTTAATAGAGTTACACCAAGTAAGAATATACATCCAACCGAAAAACCGATAGATATTTTAGAATATTTAATAAAAAAAAGCACAATGGAAAACAATAAAATATTAGACCCATTTGCTGGTGGTGGCAGTACATTATTAGCTTCAAAAAATACTAATAGAAAATGCACTGGCATTGAATTAGAAGAAGAATATTTTGATATGATAAATTTAAAATTACACGGTGAATTGGTATAACAAAAACAAAAAAACTATTGAAATAGGCTTTTTAGGTGAATCTAAAATAAGAGATGTTTTAAAAAGTAAAAAAATGAAGTTTATGCAAGTAGACGTAATGTTTAAAAACCATAAAAATAAATGGTGTTTAGGTGAGGTTAAAACACAAGAAAGATTTTTAGCACCACCATTTGATGGTCACGGTTTACCCGAATGGCAAATAAAAACACGAATTGAATTTTATAATGAAACTGGCATCGAACCGTATTTATTTATCTATGAATTAAATACTGAAAACATTTACTACAATAGTTTACTTGAATTGACTAAAAAAGAAAGCTTTAAAACAAACGGAAAAAGTCCAAGAACAATTTTTAATTTAAACAATTTTAAACAAATAAAACAATAAATATGGAACAAAAAGAAAACAGCGGTGCAATCTTTAAAAACAATTATAAGAAAGCAGACACACATCCAGACTACAAAGGCAAAATGAACGTAGATGGAAAAGACAAAGAAGTAGCGTTATGGGTACGAGAAACAAAGAACGGTGAAAAGTTTTTTAGTATGGCAATAAGTGAGCCATACAAGCCACAACCGATGGAACACCAAGACTTGCAACCAACACAAGGACAAGATGACGACTTACCTTTCTAATTGTTTATTGTGTTCAATTAAAAGGAAAACGGCAGCGCATTAATTTGTGCTGCTTTTTTTTTAACTTTACAAAAATGGAATGGTTAAAGCAAATAACAAAAGACCACAAAAAACACGTAGCAATAGCAAAAAAACTTGGTGCTGGATCATTTGCTGAAGACATAGTTCAAGAAATGTATTTGCGACTTATAAACCACGCTAACTTGCAAAAGCTAATAAAAGACGGAAAAGTAAACAAAATATATATATACTGGGCAATAAGAAATACATACTTACTACACAAAGAAAAAAACAAACTAAACACGGAAGATCTAAACTTAGAATACAAAGACGAAATGGAAAAGGAAATAGCATACGGAAGACTATACAAAAAGATACAACAAGAAATTGATTCTTGGCATTGGTACGACAAAATGTTATTTGATGTATATACTGGAAGTGGCAAAAGCATTCGTCAGCTATCTAAAGAAAGCAAGATAAGTGTTAAGTCTATATGGCAAACTTTAAAACATTGCAAAACACGAATTAAAGAAGCCGTAGGAGAAGACTGGCAAGACTTCAGAAACACGGACTATGAACAATAAAAATAGAAGAATGAAAACATACTACTTTTATATTAAAGGCGATATAAACCAAGAACCAATAACAATGGTAAAAGCGAAAAATAGAAATGAAGCTATAAAAATGTTTTGTTTCCAAAAACAATTAGAAGAAGAAGACTTTTTAGAACTATTTGAAGTTGAATTAAATTAATATATAATGGCAAAAAAGAAAACAACAAAAAAGAAAAGCGAAGGGTTAGGCGATACTATCGCAAAAGTAACTAAGGCAACTAAGATTGATAAGCTTGTTAAATTTGTAGCTGGTGAAGACTGTGGATGTGAAGAAAGACGAAAGAAATTAAACAAACTATTTTCTTACAATTCACACATTGAATGCCTACTTGAAGACGAATACAAACTACTCAAAAATTGGTTCGAAAAAGAACGCAACACAGTAACACCAAGTGAACAACAAAAACTAAGAAAAATATATAACCGTGTATTCAATAAAAGAAGTTCACCAAGTAGCTGTTCAAGTTGTGTTCGTGATATGGTTGACCGTTTAAGAAGTGTATATAAGGAATACAAAAACGAAGATAAGTAGTTATATAAGTGTACCGAACTAACACCGAACAAAATGGCAAATGAAGAAAACTTAAGACCAGCGTGGCAAAAAGGCGAATCAGGAAACCCAAAAGGAAGGAAGAAAGGAAGTAAGAACCGAAGCACTATTGCAAAGAAATGGTTAGAAACTAATCAAAAGTTTAAGAATCCAATAACTGGAAATGAAGAAGCTTTAAGCCAAGAAGACGCAATGACATTAGCACTAATTAAAAAGGCACGTACTGGCGATGTAAACGCATACAAAGCTTTAATGGATAGTGGTTACGGTGCGCCAATACAACAAATAGATCAAACAATATTTGAACAACCAATATTTCCAGACATAGATGTTTCAAGAACGACAGCAGTCAACAAGATAAGTAGGTTAGAAAAACGAATAAAAATTATTCAAGGTGGCACAAGTGCTGGTAAAACTATTTCTATTTTAATATTGTTAATTGACAAAGCTATTAAAATACCTAACTTAGAAATAAGCGTAGTAAGTGAATCTATTCCACATTTAAGACGTGGTTGCATACGTGACTGCATAAAGTTACTTAAAGGACTAAACCGATACCGTGAACAACTTTTCAACCGTAGCTTGTTAAAGTATCAATTTACAAATGGAAGTTTTATAGAATTTTTTAGTGCTGACGATAGTTCAAGACTTCGTGGTGCAAGACGTGATATATTATATATTAACGAATGTAACAACATAACTTTTGAAATGTATAATGAATTAGCTATACGAACAAAAGACGAAGTATATTTAGACTTCAATCCATCTAACGAATTTTGGGCACACGAACTAAAGCAAGATAGTAACGCACAATTTTTAAAGCTTAATTATTTAGACAACGAAGCACTAGATAAAAACATAATATTTGAAATAGAAAAGGCAAAGGAAAAAGCAAAGACTTCAGCTTACTGGAAGAACTGGTGGATGGTTTACGGTCTTGGTGAAATAGGAAACTTACAAGGTGTAGTATTAGAAAACTGGACACAAATTGACGATGTTCCTGAAGATGCAAAGCTAATTGGATATGGGCTTGACTTTGGGTACTCAGCAGACCCCACAGCAATTTGTTCTATTCACTTATGGAACGGCAAAAGAATAGTTAACGAAGTATGTTATCAAACGAAATTAGTCAATGAAGAAATTGCGAAGAAGCTACCAAAACACGAATTAGTTATAGCCGACAGCGCAGAACCTAAAAGCATAGAAGAAATAAGAAGGTTAGGTTATATGATAAAAGGATGTACTAAAGGAAAAGATAGTATACTATTTGGAATCCAGCTTATGCAAAACCAAGAATATTTAATTACTTCTAATAGCTTAAATTTAATAAAAGAACTACGTGGTTATGTTTGGGATAGTGACAAGACTGGCAAACAACTAAACAAGCCAAGAAGTAATGGTAATGACCATTTAATAGATGCGCTACGTTATCACGAAATGGAAAACTTAAGCAACAAGAATTATGGAACTTATCACATTAGGTAATACAAAAACAAAAAAATTAGTTATATAGATATGGAAGCAGAAATTTTACTACCAACGGACATTAACGAAATACCATTAGGAAGCTACCAAAAGTTTATGCATACCTACGAAAACACGAATGACGAAGAATTTCTATGCCAAAAGATGACGGAAATATTTTGTGGTCTAAGACTTCGTGAAGTATTAAAAGTTAAGTGGACTGACGTACAAGATATAACAATACATCTTTCTAACATCTTTAAAGAACAACCGAAATTCCAAAGAACGTTTACACTAAACAACGTTGAATTTGGTTTCGTTCCTAACTTAGAAGAAATAAGCTTTGGCGAATACATAGACTTAGACACTAACTTAAAAAGCATTGACCAACTACACAAAGCAATGGCAGTAATGTATAGACCAATAACTGAAAAGAAAGGTGACAAATATACTATACAAGAATACAACGGAACGGCTAACTATGCCGAAGTAATGAAGTACGCACCTTTAGGAATAGCACTAGCAGCTAAGGTTTTTTTTTGGAATTTAACAAACGACTTGTTAAAAGCTACACTTCAATATTTAGAAGCACAGATGACGACGAAGGAAATGAAAGCGACTTTTCTCAAAGAACTCAATTTGCCAAGCAATGGGGATGGTAT